GAAAAGTGCTGTCCAACGCCGATCGTAACAAATTCTAAATCTTCTGCTACACGGATGATGGTGGTGTCGTCTGCGAGACTTACTCCGACGCTTTCAACCTCATCAATTACTGTTGGGGCTTCTGGAGTAGTAAGGTCTACCACTTCAGTTTCTAGCTTAGCAGCCGCGACTGCTGAAGCCATAGACATTTCATTAGCACGCTGTGCTAATTCTTCTGCGTGAGCTTTTAGTTGCTCTTCGCGTTGACGTCCTGTGACGTCTGTTACTTTTGCTTTTGCCACGATTATTATTCTCCTATAGGTTTGTTAAGTGGGCAGTTTTGAGACAGTGCCCAGGTCTATGAAGTCTTAGTTGGTTTCTGCCAAGACTACGGACTGGTCAGTAATTAGACCGAGACCGTAAATAGCATACCAAGCAAGAGCGTGCTCACGACCGAAGTCAAGAATACCGCCATCGCGGAGCTCAACTGGAAGTGAAATTGCGTGACCGAATGCGTTATCTCCAATGAAGATTGCAGTGTAGCGGTCCTTGTTACCGTTACCAGTCTTGGTAACTGGGGTGGTATAACCTCCGCCAGTTGGGTAAACAATGGAGCCAGCAGCAACAGCGGTATCGGTGGTGTAACCAGCACCAGCACCGTTTGTTACTTTCTGAATCTGTGTTGTCTCAATGAAGACTGTGTCGTACAAACGACCAATTTCACCGAGCATGAAGTTACCAGGAGCAGCGTACTTAGTTACTTCAATGAACTCTGGGAGGTCACGAAGCTTACGGCTCTGGTGTGGGTGAATGAACGCAACGTAGGTCTCTCCAAGCCTTGGAATGTTCTTGGTTGCGAGGGTCTCGACAGCATCCTTAACAACAGCAGTTGTAAGGTTGAAGTTACCGGTAAGAGAAGCACGTGAAGTACCTACTGTACCGTTTGTGTACCAGTCGTTAACAGCAACGTTAGCAGAACGATCGTAACCGTAAATAACGGAAGATGCTGCCATGAGTGTGTCACGAGCCTGTCCATCGAGATATAGGGCCATGTTACGGCCAAGAAGACGTGAGGCTGATGCCATTACGTCATCGAATGATGCGTTAAGCAAAAGCTCAGAAACAGCAATTGCATAGCCATGCTCTGCAACTGTGATTGAGAATTGCTGTGCTGTCAACGCATTGGTCTGCATACGAACACCTTCAACAAGTGCTCCTGCAAAACCAAGGTTGTTGTAACGCATGAAGTTAATTTGTAGACCTGGTGCAACGCCAAGCTCTGTCTTCTTAACAGCGAACTGTTCGAAGCGGAGGATTGGCATCGACTGGAAAAGAATTTCCTTTGACCAGATCGTCTGAATCGCTTGTGTAAGCTGGCTGTTAGAACCAGAATACGCGGTAGGTGCGGCAGCTAAATTGCCGGTACCTGTTACGGCTGATGCCATGTCGGTCTTACTCCTTAGTTAGATTTGTTTTTAATGTTTTGGTTTTACCCAAAGATTCCTTTACCACGATCTGAAGCTGATTTTCCAAGCAGCTTCCCGCGATGTTTTGCGTATTCGGTAACCGACATAGCGGAGATTTGTTCCGCCGTGAACTGTTGTTGATCCGAATTAGTGTCCATAGGTCCGGAAGGCGGTGCGGTTACCCGACTGCCAGTCATTTCCTTACGGGCATTCTGCATAGCAGTTTGCGCCGATTCCAGGATTCTTGACGATCTCTCGCGTAATCCTGCAATACTCTGTTCGATCTCATCTGGAGTATTTCCAGAAATTAGATCTAAAAGCTCTGGCATGATGTTGTCTTGTTCTTCTGAAAGTCTGCGATTGCGATACTCTGTTAATTCAGAGTATTGACGTTCACGCTCTAGAAGTGTGAAAGCTTTTTCCCGCTCAAGACGTTCTGCCTCTAGCTTTTCTGCCCACTCTCTCTCTTTTGTTTCAAGAAGTTGGCGTACATCCATTTCAGCTTCTGCCTTTTTACGGGTTTCAGCTTCTTGTTCTGCACGAAGACGCTCTGCTTCAGCTAAGCGCTCTTCGCGCTCCTTCTTCAGAATCGCCAATTCTTCTTTTAAGGAATCAATTTGAGGGTAGAGCTTAGATTTCTCTTGCTCACGAACTCGCTTTAAATCCTCATCAGTGTACTGTCCAGATGCTGGAGCGGCCACTGGTACTACCTTTGACTCTGTTGATGCTGGAATGTCTGTGAGAAATGCTTCTCTAGCTTCCGGCGTATCAACTATATTTGTTGTTTCAGCCATGCTTATTCCTTAGGTTTAAGAGGTCGTTGTCCGAATTAATGCCACGATGACCTACGGTTTGGTTTGGTATATAGGCTCCCAAATTTTGAGAAATTCGTCAGCCTAAATCTATTTTTTACTGCTGTGTTGAATCCCCTTTAAAGTCGTCTTCATCGGGGGTTCTACGTTGTGGGATCTTAGTTCCGTATGCCTTGGTAACTAGATCTGTCTGCATCTGTTCTATGGTTGCAGCCTCAAATGGAGTTATAACTCCAGGTTGACCGG